TATCGCCATCTCGGCCTGCCGCGCCCGACGAAGGAGGAACTTGCCGAGGGGGCAACGCATCCGCCGGGCACGGTGCATCTACCTGATTGGGTGGAAAGCGAATGGCTCAAGCAGCTAACGGCCGAGCAGCTGGTCACAGTCAAGAACAAGCGCGGGTTTGCAAAGCTCGAATGGCAAAAGCTGCGCGAGCGCAACGAGGCGCTGGACTGCCGTGTGTATGCGCGGGCTGCCGCGTGGATCGCGGGTGCAGACCGGTGGTCGGACGCGCGGTGGGCGGAGTTGGAACGGCAGCTGGCGGTTGAAATTGGGGGACCAGCGGGTGACGCAGCTGCAAAACCAACACCGCGTCCGTCAGCGCGACGGCGGACCATGCGGTCAAGTTACATGGGGTGATCAATGGCAACTATTGCTGACCTGCGCGCCCGCCGCGAGGCTTTATCTACCCAGCGATCCTCCGGCGTGGCCCGCGTCAGCTATGACGGCAAGACTGTGGATTACCGCAGCGTGGCGGAGATCGACCGGGCTATCGAGGCGCTGGATCGCGAAATCGCCACACTCGAGGGGCGGCGCATCGTCCGGCATGTCCGCATCACCACATCCAAGGGGCTGTAATCCATGGGGCTGTTTGACAGGTTTCGCCGTCCCGCGCGAGGGGTCGGCCCGGCAGCCGTGCGCGCGCGTCTTGAGGGAGCGATGTCACAACGCCGGTTGCGAAGCTGGAACCCGCCACTGGAAAACATCAACTCGCTGATTGCCTCCGGCGGTCCGCGCCTTCTGGCCCGTGCGCGGGAACTGGTGGTGACCAATGGCTATGCGGGAAATGCCTGTGAGGCCTTTGCGTCAAATATTGTCGGCGACGGTATCAAGCCGTCCTCACTGATCGAGGATGCGGGCCTTCGGGACCGTGTTCAGCGGCTGTGGCTTGCCTGGACGGATGAGGCCGATGCCGACGGGCTGACCGACTTCTATGGTCTGCAGGCGATGGTTGCGCGTGAGATGTTTGTCGCGGGCGAGTGCTTTGTGCGCTTACGGCCACGGCGGGCCGAGGATGGCTTGCTTGTCCCTCTTCAGATGCAGCTGCTGCAATCGGAAATGCTGCCGTTTGAGAAGACGGACACGGCCGCAAATGGCAATCGCATCCGCTGCGGGATCGAGTTTGACCTGATCGGGCGGCGGGTGGCCTATCACTTCCGCCGCAGCCATCCGGGCGACAGCACGGATCAGCGTGTCGCCGTGCCCGAAACGGTGCGTGTTCCGGCCGAGGATGTGCTGCACATCTACCGCCCCATCGATGCAGGCCAGATCCGGGGCCTGCCGCATGTGGCGCCGGCCATGGTGCGGCTGTTCTTGCTCGATCAGTATGATGACGCAGAACTTGACCGCAAGAAGACGGCAGCGATGTTTGCAGGCTTTATCACCAAGACAGCACCTGAAGATCCGATGATGGGCGAGAGTGAGGCTGATCTTGATGGCGCAGCGATGGCGAGCCTTGAGCCCGGCACCATGCAGGTGCTGCTGCCGGGAGAGGATGTAAAGTTCTCGAGCCCCGCTGATGTGGGTGGCGGCTATGAGGCGTTCCAGTATCGCACGCTGCTGGCTGTCTCGGCCTCGCTGGGTCTGCCGTACCATCTGGTGACCGGTGATGTACGGCAAGCCAACTATTCGAGCTTGCGCGCGGAACTGGTGGAGTTTCGCCGCCGCGTACAGCAGCTGCAACATGGCGTGATCGCGTATCAGCTCTGCCGGCCCGTCTGGGCGCGCTGGCTGGAAGCGGCGCAACTGGTAGGTCGATTGGATCTGCCTGATCCGGCGGCTGCGCGCATGGTGCAATGGATCCCGCCACGCTGGGATTGGGTCGATCCGCTCAAAGACATTCAGGCACAGGTGCTGGCGATGGAGGCCGGCATCACATCGCGGCGCAAGGTGGTGGAAGCCACCGGCTACGACGTGGAAGAGGTCGACCGCGAAAACGCGGCCGATGCCGCGCGCACCAAGCAGCTGGGGCTCGTCTACCGCACCAGCCCCGGAGAGACGCAAGGCGCGCGGGCCACACCGGCGCGGCGTCCTGATCCGGATGATGGAGCAGACGATGGGGCAGACCAAAACAATGGCGATGACGCGGCAGCGACCGGGCCCGCCTCCAATCAGGAGTGACACCATGAAGAGTTGGTACACCATCCGCGCCCGGGCTTTGGGCGCGGAAGTGCTGATCTATGATGAAATCGGCGCCTACGGCGTCAGCGCGAAAGGCTTTCTGGCAGAGCTGGGCGCGCTGCCGGATGACGCGCCGATTGATCTGCGCCTCAACAGCCCCGGCGGGTCAGTCTTTGATGCGGTTGCAATCTTCAATGCACTGAGCCGTCATGCAGGCCATATCACTGTCTGGATCGATGGCATCGCTGCCTCGGCCGCAAGCTACATCGCTATGGCGGGCGATGAGATCGTCATGCCGGAAAACGCTTTCATGATGATCCATGACCCAAGCGGTATTGTGATGGGCACTGCGGCGGATATGCGGGACATGGCGGGGACGCTCGATAAGATCGCCGCCAGCATGACACGTGGATATGCGGCGAAAACGGGTAAGCCAGAGGCGGAGATTGCAGCATTGCTCGCCGCAGAGACGTGGTTTGATGCAAAAGATGCACTTGAGGCAGGGCTGGCTACCCGCATGGCAGAGCCGGTGCGGATTGCCGCCAGCTTTGACATTGGCCGGTTCCGCAATGCGCCGCCTGACCTAGTCGAGATGGTCAAGGCTGACATCGTTGCAGACGACAACGATGTTGTGGGCAGCGATGTATTGGCACCCGTACCAGATCCCGCGACCAAGGTTCCGGATGGGAACGTTGATGTGGTGGGCGCAACCGACGATCCATCGTGCTCAAGGGGACAAAGAGAGGGTGTTGTAGACGAAAACACCCTGTCGAGCGGGGCAGAGGGCCGCGTTGCTGCTACCAACGCAGCACCGGACGCGGCTGCTATCCGCACCGAGGTGATTGCCCATGCCCGTGCCGTGATTGACCTTTGCCGTTTGGCGGGCAAGCCGCAAATGGCAGGACGACTTCTTGAGGACGATGCCAGCCTTGATCAGGTGCGCGCAAAGCTTCTGGCCGCCAAAGCCGAAGCCGAGCCGCAGATCACCTCGCATCACCCGCAACCCGGGCCAAACCCGACGACGCGCCCCTGGGGCGATGTCATCGCGCGCACCTTTAAACTGAAAGGCTGAAACCATGACCACGCTTACTGAGGACAAACACACGGGCGGCTTCCTGATCTGGGAAACCTTGCGTGATTATACCCGCGAAACCATCACCCTCGCCTTGGGCGCGGGCAAACTCGCACCCGGCACCGTACTGGGCCGCATCACCACGGGTGGCAAATACACATTGCTGACCCCCGGAGCCACCAACGGCAGTCAGAATGCCGCTGGCATCCTTTGGGCCGATGTCGATGCCACCGATGCCGACGCACCTGGGGTCGTGATCCTGCGCGGCCCCGCCATCGCGAACCGTCATGAACTCGTCTGGCCTGATGGCGCAACTGAAGCGCAGATCACCACCGCCACCACGGCTCTGGCCGCGCTTGGCATCATCCTGCGCTGAGCCAAAGCGCACATCCGTTTCATTGAATTACAGGAGGTTGGCGCATGGCCACCATGGACATCTTTGAAGGCGACGCCTTCTCCATTATCGAGCTGACCCGCGCACTCGAAAACATCCCCTTCAAACCTGCGATCCTCTCGGGCGCAGGGCTCTTCGGCAGCCGCGGTGTGCGCACGCGCAGCGTGATGATCGAAAGTCGGGATGGCACATTGCAGTTGATCCCATTCTCGGAACGCGGCTCAGCGTTTGAGTCCCAGATCCCCGAGCGGCGCGACATGCGTGCCTTTGTTGTGCGCCAGTTCAAAAAGCAGGATGTGCTCTGGGCCTCGGAAATCCAGGGCATCCGTGATTTTGGCTCGGAAACGGCCGTGCAACAGGTGCAGACCGAGGTGGCGCGCAAGCTGGGGCGGCTGCGCAATGACGCTGAGGCCACGTTTGAATTCCATCTCTTCAACGGCATTCAGGGCGTGGTGAAGGACCCACGCGACGGGGCGACGGTGATCAACTACTATACCGAGTTCAACATCACGCCCGCGGCAGAGGTCGACTTTGATCTCGACAATGCCACACCGGGCTCAGGCGCGCTGCGCAAACGCTGCCAGGCACTGATCGAGAGCGTTGAGGATACGCTGGGAGGCCTCGCGGCAGGGGCGGTGCAGCTGCGCGCCGAATGCGGCTCGGCCTTTTTCTCGGATCTCGTGGCCCATAAGGAGGTACGCGAGACCTATCTCAACACGGCCACTGCCGCCGATCTGCGGGGCCGCGTGGGTGAAGAGGTCAGTTTTGGCGGCATCACCTTCCGCCGCTACCGTGGTGGCTTGGGCTTTGGTGTGCCGACCGACAAGGCGTATTTTTATCCTGAAGGCGTGGAGGGGTTGTTCGAGATTT